CGCTTTTGTTTCAAATCAATCAAACGTCTTTCCATATTTCTTTTTTCTGCTCTATCTGTTTTAGTTGCAACACCGTCTTCGATTTTAAAATCAATTATCATCAAATCATCTTCGTAGCGCATTATGGAAACATCCATAACTTCTAAAGACAATCCAAGACGAGCATTAAACACATCTTCCTTCGTGGCATAATTGTCCAAAATTTCATCTGCCGTTGAATACAATTGGTATCCTGCGGTACTTAATGCTGAAATAATTGCCAGTATACCCGTCACCGTTTTAAACGGATTGTTTTTTATAAATTCACCTATTGACATAATATCCTCCCTATGGGGGTATTTATGTATTAGGTTAAAAGTGGTGGAACCCCACGGGATCGAACCGTGATATACCGTGCTTCAAACGGGCGCATGAACCATCACTGCCAGAGTTCCATTGGTAGGACAGGCTGGATTTGAACCAGCAACACCAAGGTTTTCAACCGAGTGCTCTACCATTTGGAGCTACTATCCCATTATTTCTTTTAATAAATCGCTTTCGACTTTAATATTACGGTAATATGCTTCTGTATTTTTCGCAGTAAACTTACCATATCGTGTCATGAAAGACATTGATTGCTTATATGTTGATGGATGCATAGTCAAGCCGCCTGTCATCAATGCTACATATGGACAATAGATGTAACCAGTATCAGCTTCACCATTAGCGCCTTTATAGCCAATCAGTATTTCATTATCTGGAACATTAGCAACAAAGAAACGAATAGTATCACACATCGTTCCAACTTCCAACATTTCAGAATGTTTAGATTTGTAGTCTTCCTTAAATTCAAATTTTGTGCTGCCTTCTTTTGATAAAATTTTTGCCATTGCTTTAGAGACTACTACAAAATTACCATGTCCCCTGCGGGTTGTCCTTGCTATATCGGAACAGTTTGCCCTGATACGACATGCCAGTGCCAGAATTTGTTCATCTTCAAAACCTTTGGTGTTGACCACTTCGGGTTCACCGCCAATCTTTTTCAAATCATGAAGTACTTCAGCAGTAATCTCTTGACGAATTTCTTGTGACAATGCTTGAGTCTTTTCACATTCAATATCTAAACCACATCCACACATCAAATCTTCTTTCGTTGTTGGTGTCCAACGTGCACCCAATTTACGGGAGCCTGCTTCTACTTTATGTTGGTTAATGTTAAGTTCTAATTTATTATGTGTAGAACCAAATGGGCTTTCTTTGGATGAGACAGAAACATTGCTAAGTTCCATGCTATATACTGTACCCACCACTTCAGATATTGGTTGTACACCAACAAGATGTCTTATTGGGAAATCATCAAAAATTCTACGGACAGTTGGTACTATAATTCTTGCTACTTCAAGACTATCATCCGATGCTTGAATTGCGCCATTGTATTTGCATCCTTGTAGATGTTCCCATTGCTGCTGCAAAATTGGTTCCATTGATTTTTTGTCAACATCATTAAGAACTTCAAGAAGAATGGGTAGCGTTTCAGCCCACATATCTTCATCAAATTTCTTCATGTTTGTTTGTTTCATGTCGTGCATCCGTTCACGCAATTTGGTCAATTTGGTTTGCTTATCCATCTTAGCTATCCTCGCCAGATGATTTTTCTAAACCTTTTATTTTCAATAGGTTGTAGTAGTTGCTTGCCATTGGTGGCGTGTCAAGCTTATTACCTTCCTTGTCATACTCAAAACCACCGTTGAGTGAAGTACCAGCACGTGTCATTAATCCAATCTTAGGTTGGAAGGTCTTAGGATCAACCACAACACCAGATGTCATTACAGGTATATATGGGCAGTAAGTATAGCCACTATCAGTCTCACCAGTACCGCCTTTGTAACCAACTATTACTTCGTCTTCGGGAAGGTGTAGTGCTGAAAAAACCTTCATTGTCTTGTTTAATGTGCCGACTTCCATCAACTCACCAAACAACCCAAACTGTTCAGTTTCGTTTTGTTCGTATGATTTTTTATCATTTGACACTTGTAACAGCGAAAGAACAGTTGGTGAAACAACAATCCAATTGCCAGCACCACGACGTGTGTTACGTGCTATCTCATTTGCTGCAAGGTTTATATGAATACCCAACAGATCAGATTTTTCTTGTAATGTACTATCTGCTTTTAAATTGGCTACCATGGGTTCGCCAGCAAGACTTTTAAGATTGCAAATTATCTCATTCGATATTTCAGACTGTATCTCAGAAGCTAATGCTTGTGTCATTTCAGATTCAATATCCAATCCATACATAGAATTTAGATCTTGTGATGCTTCTATTGTCCAAAAAGCAGCAAGTCTTTTTGACTGTGCTTCAACGGTATCACTGATGATTTCCAATGAGATTTTTTTACCAACATCCAAATTCTTTTCAAGTGTATTTGCATCTACAACTACTTTAGTTTCAGGATCTTGCTCACGGTAACGCAAATGATAAGTCAAGCCAACTGGTGATGTCATTGGTTGTACACCTACCAACTTACCAGCTTCAAAATTATTACTAAAGATTCTTCTGGCTATACCATACATCATACTATCTGGAATGCCACAATATTGTCCTGCTGTACTATAGCTGTTTCTTTGTGCCTTGTCTTGTTGAATAAAAGAATGTTGGTTTCTTAATAATGGTGCAAGGGTTTTTTGTTCTGTTGCCGAAAGTCCTTCCAACAATACAGATAATGTTTCTTCCCATTCAAAATTTTCTATGGCAGATTCTATTAATTCTTCTTTAAGTATTGCCAAACTATCGGCATCCGAAACCAATTCAAAGCTTTCATTCCATGATAACTTGTTCGTTTCTGATAATATCTTGTCTTTAGCTACTGCGAAGATTTCATCTTGCGTATACAATTTATCAGATATTTGTTCTGCTCGTTTTGCTGCTGCACGCAATAGTACTTGCTGCAAATCAGTTCCTTGAATCTTCACCATAAGGTGACGAAGTTTTGATATGTGCTTTTCGTATTTCATATTGTTCTCGTAAATTCTGTAATAGTTACATGTATTTACATTCGAAAAATATCGACATACCAATCAAAATTTGGGGCGAACGGGGGGATTCGAACCCCTATCTTTCCGATTCACAGTCGGAGGCTTTAACCAATTAAGCTACGTTCGCCATAGAATAAGTTGCATCTTATACAATGTCTCCGAAAGGAACTGGCAGGAACCAGTGGAAATAAAGCATATGATGTTTTCCCGATAGATATAATGCCACCTGCCAGTGGGAAATATCTATCTTGCATATCAGTAGGGATCGAACCTACGATTCCCAGCTCGAACGCCGGGCGTGTCTTCCAACAACACTATGATATACTATTTGGTGGTATCACTGAGATTTGAACTCAGCTGTCCTGCCGTATGAAAGCTGGTTGGTCGCCGTAGACCTGATACCATTATTTGGAAGCGAAGGCAGGAGTCGAACCTGCTATCAGAGGGTTATGAGCCGACTATGGTTTATATATCCGTTCCACTTCCTCGCTATTGTTTTGGTTGCGGGGGCGGGATTCGAACACCGCGACCTCCGGGTTATGAACCCGACGAGATAGACCAGACTTCTCCACCCCGCAATTGTTTATTTTTGTTCAGCTCTTACGTAGTACCACATTTTGCTGCGGTGTTGCGTTAATATCCAACCACCGCCAGCAACTTTACAATCATTGACGCATAAATCATTTTCGCGTATGAACTGATTTGTAGCACCCCAATCATCGCATCGTTTGGCACACAATTCACCAGTTGTTTCATTCTTGTATACAATGATATGTGCTTCCAATTTTTTCTTCAATCTATCAATATCTGCTTGCATTTTTTGCATTTCTTTTTTGAAATGTTTATCAACACGATCAGTACTAAATCGAACAAGATGGTCTACGCGGTCACAATCAATATCTGGATTTTCGTCGTATGACTGTTTCCATGGTTTGTTGAACACACGTTGGAATTCTTCTTTCATGGCTAAACGTTCACCACACCAACAAAGTCCTGAACAACCTAAGCCATCACACCAGCCGCCGTCAAGTTTGGGAAAATCATCTACGTCACTCATTGCGTTTACCTTCTATTTTAATTTGGTGCTCCGAATGGGATTCGAACCCACTTAGTGTTTTACCACCGTCAGATTGAAAGTCTGATGACCCGCCAATTAGTCGTCCGGAGCGTTGTTATTTGGAGCGGGCACGTGGATGAACACGTGTATCATCCCGCATATTGTTGGTTGCAAGGCAAGGGGTATTAGTCCCTTGGTCGGGGAAGCGAACCCCTCACGACTCATGAAATCGCTATCCCTTGCTAATAAGCGCGGTACGCTTACATTCTTTATTGGCAACCCCTGTCGGATTCGAACCGACATAAACAACGTTCAAAGCGTTGGACATTATTCCAATTATGATAAAGGGCAATAGATTCTTTTTATAAATACATCTTTAAGAGGACATATCATGTATTCAGTTATTCACGTACCAGCAGTAATAAAGTCTAAACAGCACGACTTCTTTACACCAGACCAACAATACATCTTCAAGCAAACCGATTTAGTTACACTAAAAGATGGATATAAATGGATTGAAGAAAATGTGCGCGATGACATTGAACATCATTGGGTAATGAAAACATCTGCTATGCTTAAATTTAGTAATAACCAATGGGAAAATGTATATACCCACAGCGACCTAAATTTAGAAATTACATCATCGGAACAATTTGGAGACGATTATCGGAATCGAACCGATGTCTGAAGGGTTGCAGCCGACCATAATACCATTATACGAAATCGTCAATATTTTTAACCTGCCACCAACATAAGTAATCATTCGTTGGTTACAACTCCACGCTGCACCATTCAGGCTCGTACACGATTCGCCGCCTGACCTATAGCAAGTTAAGGACAACAGAATTGCAATTCATGTCGTCCCCGACCTGTTGGGTTATATTGTTGCAGCAACTTTCCCCAACGTAGTCTAATTTGGTACCCCACCTCGGAGTCGAACCGAGAGACAATCACTACGTTTTAAGCATAGCCGCTTTACCAATTTGCGTAGCGGGGCATTATTTTTTTAGGGGGACTGACGAAGGGATGAGCCTTCTGTTTCACTATGACGCGTCATTCTCAGATAGACCAGTCCATAATTTGGCACCCTTGGCAGGATTCGAACCCGCATTGTTAGGCTTAGAAGGCCGACCGTTTCCAATTGACTCACAAGGGCATTGTTTACATAGACAAAACTGGTGTCTATGTGTCTATGTTTGGTGGTCCTGGTAGGATTCGAACCTACAGCGCCGAAGCACCCGCTTTACAGGCGGGGAGGGATACCAGTTTCCCCATCAGAACCATTGTTATTTTTTATCATCAAGAACGATGATACCTGCGTGCACTTTTCTGTGGCAGTTTGCACACAACACTACACACTTTGCAGCTTCTTTCATGATGCGATCCCAGCACCAACCCCTACGTAGAGCGTCTGCGAGATGAATTTCCTTTTCATCTGGTTTAAGATGATGAAGTTCCAAACAAACTGGCACAGTTTCATCACAGCACTTACATCCTTTATTGGTTTTCCATTCACGAAATCTTTCCATAAGTTTCCTTTTTCGGGCTTTTTTTCGTTCAAGAACTATCCTTGGATTTTTTTCGCATGTTCTTTTATTGATAGCATCCGCGCACACTATACACTGTGCTGCCAACCCATCTTTATTTGCGGTACATTTACGGAAATCGGATATAGGTAAAATTCTATCACCAACATGGTTTTTATACTTACATTCTTTTGTTTTCATAATAGTATATATGAAAACAAATTTGGTCAGAGTGGCGGGAGTCGAACCCGCTTCTTGAGTGTCCAAGACACACGGATTGCCGTTTTCCCACACTCTGAATTAAATAATTTGGTCGGAGATGGGGGATTCGAACCCACGAACTTCACCGCCCCAAACGGTGCGCTCTGACCAGACTGAGCTAATCTCCGATAATAAAAATTTGTTAAATGATACGGCTGGATTTCACACCAACATTGCCGCGCTTGTGCACGGTGTCCTAAGAAAGTTAGACGACACATCAAAATTTTATCTTTAAGTGGGACTGGTTTTACAGTTCAATTACCACGTTGGCTGGCACCGTTCCTCGCTACAGGTAGGTGAGTTCCGTTGTAGGGTTCGGTAGGATTTTCAACCTATGCGAATCTAAGCGTTCCGCTAATTACTGTTGTTAATCTTAAATCTTTTTCTTCTGCCCAATAAAAAAGGCTTCCTTTTCTGGAAGCCTTTTGTGAAATTCTTTTTACTTTACTATTTTACTTTCAAATAGTCTCCGTCGAATTCGCCACAAAAGGCTTCATAGGTTCATAACCTCGTAGTTCCATATCTATAGAACACGGACGCAATGAACTCTGCCCTTGATGTAAGGGTTGCATAAATAACCAGTTTGTATATTGTCTGATTGTTGAAGTCATTCCGCGTTAAATTTTGTAATCTGTTAATACTACTTATGTCTGTGCGCTTAAATATTTCATTTCGCGACTTGTTGATGTGGACTATATACCACTTTTTAAAATTTGTCAAGCTTTATTTTCATTTATTTTAAAATAAATTATAATTAACCATATATCCAGCGACCAACTTCTTTGTATTTTATATTGAATGCATTCATAAGCAATTGAATTTCTTTAAGACATTCATGTTGACCACCACCGCCAATCAACGCACCAGACATAGACTTTAATTCATCAATTGCAATGTCTGGAATGGTGATCATGTCACCACCTTCTATAAGGTCTTCCCACTGTTCGTAATTATCTTGACCAATTATCTGAACCATGGTTTCAGGTTCTATGTCACGGGAATCGTTAATTCTATTCACCACCATGTAGCGAACTATTGCAATAATGAGGGAAGCATCCATGTCAGAGTCCATAAAATTACGCAGCCAAGCATAGGATTTTTCACGAAGTTGCATGTTGTATGCAATGGATTCATCCAAGCCATATTCAATATACATCTCA